GATCATGTCATGGGAATCGCAGCGGCTATGGCAAAAGAAAATGCGGAGTTAAAAGCCTGCATTGCCAAGCTAGAGAAACCGGAGAGCCAAGATGGCGATGCAATATGACGTAAAGTCGTTCCATGCAACAGCTTCAACGCTTGCGTATGGTGATCGCACGCGTTTAAAAGGCGTAGTTATTTCGCCCTCAACTTCGACTACGTTTAACTCATGCGTGGTGGATACTGTAGGGGCGTTGACGGGAACGTATGATATTCCGGGGTCAACGACTTGCACGGTCACCATTGCTAATCACGGGCTTTCCAACGGCGACACGGTCGGTCTTAACTTTACCAGTGGTACGGCAGTAGACGATTCGTATACGGTATCAAACGTAACAACGAATACGTTTACTGTAACCACGGCAAGTTTGACCACCAGCGGCAATGTGACGATGTACCCGAAGGTTCTTGTCGAGCTAGATTGTTCTTCGGGTACGGCGTTCTACACGCTGATTCCGGGCGAAGGCATTCTTGCGCAGGGCGGGCTGTTTTGCTTGTTGCCGTCTACCACGGTAACGATGACTATTTTTTACGGATAGCGCCATGATGCAAACAGACGTCAAGTCGGCCCGTGCAGCAAATACAGGACTGCTTGTGACGCAGGCCCCTGTACGCTTGAAGTCGATTACGGTGACAAGTGCGACGGTGTCTGCAAGAAATACGTGTGTATGCGACCCGGTAGAACAGAAGTCTGGCACCTACAGCCGTACAAGCCCAAGTGCCACAATCACAGTCACAATAGTAAACCACGGCCTTGAGACTGGAGACCGGGTATTTCTAGACTTTACGTCTGGCGCGGGACGGGACGGTGCGTACACAATCACAAAGACGGGTGCAAACACGTTTACTTGTGCAGATGCGCCGACTACGACCACAAGCGGTAACGTCACGATGTATAGCAGTATTGCGCTAGAAATTGATACTTTTAATACGATTGGCCTACCTGTACTGATCCCCGGCGAAGGTATCTACTGCCCTAACGGGATTTTTGTGGGTTGTGGCTCATCAGTAACTGCGACGGTGTTCTATGGCTAAGACTCCAGCATGGCAGCGCAAGGAAGGTAAGTCCGAGAAGGGCGGTTTGAACGCCAAAGGACGCGCCTCTTACAACGCAGCTAATCCGGGGAAGCCCGGCCTGAAAGCTCCCCAGCCGGAAGGTGGGGCTAGGAAGAAGTCATTTTGTGCCCGTATGGAGGGTATGAAAAAGAAGCTAACCTCTTCAAAGACTGCAAAAGACCCGAACAGCCGGATCAATAAATCACTTAGGGCTTGGAAGTGTTAAGCATGGAAATGAACTACGTTTGGACTGGTGGCTTGACGCTGTTTACCGGTCTTTTTGCTTACATAGCGCATGAGAAGTTTTCTGAGCTTGCGCGGATTACGATCTTGTTGAACAAGACTCGTGAGGAGATCGCTCGTGATACCGTCACTAAAGCTGAAGTTGAACGCATTACTGACCACATTGATCAACGCTTTAACCGACTTGAGGCGAAGATTGATCAACTCATTGGACAGAAAGGATAAGCAATGAAAAAGAAAGTCAAAAAGTTTGCCAGTGGTGGCGACATTCTTACAGCCGCAGGCGCAATTTTGCTTGGTAAACATCTGTACGATAAGTACAAAGAAGGTAAAGGCAAAGACGACGAAGACAGCGACTACGCTCGTAAAGTCAAAGAGTTTAAAAGCAACAAGAAAGACGTAGAAGCTGTTACTGAGACAAAAGAAGAGCCAAAGACGATTAGCGCCGGAGAAAAACGCGCTATGGCTGCATCTAAAGGCCGCCCTGAACTCATCCCAGAAGACGCTGATGAAGCGAAGATGAGAAGCGACAACTACCCGTCGCGTAAGTCAGTGGTAACGACCACGCCTAAGAAAGCTGCATCAACAGCATCAGCGGCTAAGAAAACTACGCCATCTTATACGGATGTTGTTCCTTCTAAAGATTTAGGTAGTCAAAGTTTTAGTAGCGGGGCTCTCAAATCAAAGCCGTACCCACAGGCAGAAGCTACAGCGAGACTAAAAAAAGCTGAAGCCGCACGGCGTGTGGGGCAGGGTCTTACTCCTCGTGCAGAATATACCGGCCCCGGCAGCAGACAACATATTGAGGGTCTTAGGTTAGAACGCTCGCAAAGACTTGAAGAAGAAGCCAAAAAACAGTTCGAGAAAAATAAGCGTGAGAATGAAGGCATGAAGCGTGGCGGTGCAGTTAAGAAGTACGCATCCGGCGGCTCGGTAAGTTCAGCGTCCAAGCGTGCTGACGGTATCGCTCAGCGCGGTAAGACCCGTGGAAAGGTGTGCTAATGGCTACGCAGAACGAAATTGAAAATGCTCGTAGAGATGCGCTCGTAAATAAAGAATACGAGGAGTACGAGAAACAGTTAAAGAAAGAGCGCGAGGAGAATGAAGCCCCGCGCAAAAGCGTTCGTGAGGCATTACTTGGGCTTGGTTTAAAGATGGCGCCGCTTCCGGGCAAGCCGAGCGACAAAGACAAGAAGCCTGAGAACTTGCCGGGTAAAGGTGAACCCAAAAAGATTGGCGAAGGTATGAAGAAGTACGCATCGGGCGGTTCAGTTAAATCAGCGTCGGCACGAGCAGATGGCTGTGCTCAGCGCGGCAAGACTCGCGGGAAGATCGTCTAATGCCAAGCGTATCAGCTAAACAACACCGTCTCATGGCTGCGGTGGCAACGAATCCAGCCGTGGCTAAGAAGACTAAGATTCCACAGTCTGTGGGAAAAGAGTTTATGGAAGCTGACAAAGGCAAGAAGTTTAAAGGAGGCGGTGAAATGAAAGAATCAAAGGCGATGGTTAAGAAGGAGATCGGCTTCATGAAGAAGAAGGGCGCTCCTAAGTCCATGATCAAGCATGAGATGAAAGAAGCTGGCATGAAGAAGATGGCTTCTGGTGGTATGCCGATGGTTATGAAAGGTGGCGAAAAAGTGCCAGCTTTTGCTGCTGATGGTAAGGGCAAGATGGCAAAAGGCGGTATGACCATGAAGAAGATGGCTTCGGGCGGTCTGGCTGCTGGTCACAAGTCGGCTGATGGTGTTGCTATGAAAGGCAAGACCAAAGGCAAAGAAGTCACTATGGCGGGTTCAACCGGCATGAAAAAAGGCGGCATGACCAAGATGAAAAAAGGCGGGTACTGCTAATGATGGCCTCGCGTGGTATGGGGGCGATTAACCCTTCCAAGATGCCCGGCGGGAAGAAGAAAGCCCGTCGGGATAACACCGACTTCACGCAATACAAAGAAGGTGGGAAGGTTAATGCTGCTGGTAACTACACTAAGCCCGGTCTACGTAAGAAGATCGTGAGCCAAGTGAAAGCCGCAGCAACTCATGGCACCGGCGCAGGTCAATGGTCAGCCCGTAAAGCGCAGTTGGTGGCTAAGAAGTATAAAGCCGCAGGTGGAGGGTACCGAGATTGAAAGCCCCGCAACAATCGCTTAAAAACTGGGGGGAGCAAAAATGGCGGACTAAGTCCGGTAAACCCTCAAGCAAAACCGGTGAGCGTTATCTGCCGGAGAAAGCGATTAAGGCGTTAAGCCCAGCGGAGTACGCAGCGACGACCAAGGCAAAGCGGGCGGGGAAGAAAGCAGGAAAGCAGTTCGTAGCACAACCCAAGAGCATCGCAAAGAAAACAGCGGGGTTTAGGTAATGGCCTTTACAACCAACACAACTAGCTTTAATCCTGACCTCAACGATATATTCGAAGAGGCGTTTGAGCGTTGTGGCTTGGAGTTGCGCACGGGATATGACTTTCGTACCGCACGGCGTAGTCTGAACTTCCTGATTGGCGAGTGGGCTAACCGGGGCGTAAACCTGTGGACTATTGAGCAGGGTTCGATCAACTTGGCGCAGGGAGTAACTACCTATGATCTACCTATTGATACCGTTGATCTGGTTGAACATGTTATTCGCACTGATTCCGGACAAGGCCCTAATCAGACGGATTTGAACATCACCCGTATTTCGGTCTCGACCTACTCGACTATTCCGAACAAGCTGGCACAGGGGCGTCCGATTCAGGTCTGGATTAATCGGCAGTCGGGGCAAAAGGTTGGGTCTGAGGGGGCTACACCTAAGAATCCACAGATTAATGTGTGGCCTGCGCCGGATCAGGGCACGACTCAGAACCCGTACTACGTGTTCTATTACTGGCGGTTGAAGCGTATTTATGATGCCGGTACCGGCACAAACGTGATCGATATTCCGTTTCGCTTCCAGAACTGCTTGGTGGCAGGGTTGGCGTATATGCTGGCGGTCAAAAAGCCAGAAGTCGATCCGATGAGGATTCAGGCGTTGAAGATGATGTACGACGAGGCTTGGGACTTGGCGGCGGGTGAAGACCGTGAGAAGGCGGCTGATCGACTTGTTCCACGTGAAATGTTCTTCTAATGGGCAATAGGTTTTCTAGTGCGAAAAACTCGATTGCGGAATGTGACCGCTGCGGGTTTCGCTACAAGTTAAAAGAATTAAAGAAGCTGACGATCAAGACCAAGCAGGTTACGATTAAGGTATGTCCTACGTGTTGGGAACCGGATCAGCCACAGTTGCAGTTAGGTATGTATCCGGTTAGTGACCCACAGGCAGTACGGGAACCACGTCGGGACAACAGCTATTTGCAGTCTGGCTATACAGGTTTGCAGTTGACGTTGAATACCGATTTTGGTGATCCGTCGGGTGGTAGTAGAATTTTTCAGTGGGGCTGGGCACCGGTTGGTGGCTCAAGTGGTAGCGATGCAGGGCTGACACCGAATGCTTTAACGTCCCCCGCACAGATAGGCAGTGTGACAATTACTTAGGAGTTCATATGGACAGCATGAAGAAAGTAGCTGACAAAGCAGTCAAAGGGCATGAGAATCGGATGCACGGTGTTAAGAAGATGGCTAAAGGGGGCAAAACCAACCTCCAGATGAAACAGCTTGGACGTGGTTTGGCTAAAGTAGCAAATCAGAAAAAGTCTTCGTTCACCTACAAGCGCGGAGGTTGATATGGGATACAGCAAAAAGATGATGGGCAAAGAAGTAGGCCAAGCTGATCTGCCATATACGGCAGGTGCTAAAGTTATGACCGAGATGAACCCATCAGTTGCGGGTATCTCTAAGGGTAACTACAAGGAAGCCAAAACAACTGGCATCAAGATTCGCGGTACCGGTGCTGCGACTAAAGGTGTAATGGCAAGAGGCCCGATGGGTTAATCATGACGTATACCGAGCTGTTCACTGCGGTTAAGAACTACCTGCAAAACGATTTTCCAACAAATACTTGGACAAACGTAGCAGGGACTGGCGTTACCACGTCTAGTGGCACGAACCAGATTAATTTCTTTATCGAGCAAGCTGAAGAGCGCGTTTACAACTCGGTGCAGATTCCTGCACTCCGCAAGAACGTCACGGGTGTTACCACCGGCGGTAATCAATACTTGTCTTGCCCGACTGACTTCTTGTCGGTCTTCTCGATGGCAGTAATTGACGGGTCTGGCAATTATGAGTACCTGCTAAACAAAGACGTAAACTTTTTACGTGCGGCGTACCCTAACCCCAACGACGAAGGCATACCGAAATACTACGCGTTGTTCGGTCCAACGGTGGTTTCAAACTTCATTACGGACGAGCTTAGTTTTATCTTGGCTCCCACACCCGA